CACGAGAAAAGCGCTCAAGGCAATGGGAATCGGCGACGAACAGGCCGAACAGATCATCGCCATGCACACGGAAACCGTCGACGGACTGAAAGCGCAGGCCGAGCAGTATGAAGCGGACGCGAAAAAGCTGCCAGGCGTCCAGAAAAAGCTGGACGAACTGGAAACCGCCGCCAAGGACGGAGAAACCGACCCGTTCAAGGCCAAGTACGAAACCGTCAAGAAGGAATTTGACGAGTACAAAACCGGCGTCGCCGCCAAAGAAACGGCGGCGAACAAGCAGCCGGCGTACCCCAAGCTGCTTGCGGACTGCAAGGTGAACGAGAAGCACTGCGACGCGATCCTGCGCGTAACGGATTTCGATTCCGTTCAGCTGGACGCCGACGGCAACGTTACGGGCGCGGATGAAATCAAGAAGAAAATCGCCGAAGAATGGGCGGATTTCATTGTGACGACCGAAAAGAAACCCGCGGATGTGGAAAACCCGCCCGCGGGCGGCGGCGGGGAGCCCGGCGACCTCGGCAACTTGTCGATGCAGGACTACATCGCAGCCAGGCAAAAGCAAACCAAATAGAGAGAGGTATTGACCAATGGCAAACACGTTTCTTACGCCGAGCATCATTGCGCGCGAGGCGCTGATGGTGCTCAGAAACAACGCGGTTATGGCGAACCTGGTGTACCGCGACTACTCCGACGAGTTCGTCGGCGCAGTTGGCGACACCATCACGGTACGCAAGCCCGCGACTTTTACCGCGCAGGAGTTCTCCAGCGCGATCACCGTACAGGATGCGACGGAGAACGGCGTGGCCGTTACGATGGACAAGCATCTGGACGTGTCCTTCGCGGTGACGTCCAAGCAGATGGCGCTCAGCATTTCGGATTTCTCCGCGGAGCTGCTTGTTCCCGCAATGCAGGCGTTCGCGGACAAGATCGACAAGTACCTGCTCGCGCTGGAAGGCGACGTTACCAACCGGTACGCCCACGCTTCCGGTGCGATCGGCATTGCGGACGTCATCGCGACCCGCAAGTTCCTGGTCGACGCTGCGGCCCCGCATGAGAACCGGCGGTTCGTCTACGGTTCCGCCGCGGAGGCGGACCTGCTCGAAACGAGCCTGTTCACCGACGCGTCCGCGGTCGGCGACAACGGCACCGCGCTGCGCGAAGCATCCCTCGGCCGCAAGTACGGCCTGGACTTCTACTGCGACCAGAACATCGTCAAGACCACGGAGCAGACGACCGACTATACGCCGAGCATCGCGTTCCACAGGAATGCGTTCGCGCTGGTAACCCGCCAGCTCGCCCAGCCGATGGGCGCGGCAAAGTCTGCGATCATCAACTACGATGGCTTCGGCCTGCGCGTGGTATACGGCTACGACATGAGCACGAAGAAGGACACGGTGTCCATCGACATGCTTTGCGGCGTGAAGACGCTGGACAAGTCGCTCGCCGGTGTGCTCGCCGACCAGAGATAAGGAGGCAATCATGAAAACCGACGTAACGAAGAACGGTATGGTATTTACCTGCACCCGTGAAGATCAGCTGAATTCGTTCCTTGAGGACGGCTGGAAGAAGAAGGCCGCGAAGGCCGACAAAGCGAAGGAAGACAAGTCCGAAGGCGACAATCCGAAGGGCGAAAAAGCGGCGGGTGGAGAAAACAAGTAAAGGAGGCCGGCGATGCTGACAGAGGTGCTGGGGCACTTGCACAATTATTTCGAGGTATCGGCCTTTCCGGGGACGTACACGATCACGGGCGGCGGGGTTGACAGCCTGCCGCCTTCGCTCGCGGCGGGGCAGTATATCCGAATCGCCGGCTCGGTGCTCAACGACGGCGTGTACCGGCTGCCGCTTGCGGCGGACAGCGGGATGGTCGCGGAAACATTCGACGGCTGCATCTTCGGCCTTGCGATTCCAGGAGCGCTGCTTGATCTCGTCAGCGAGATCGAAACGTGGTGCGCCGGCGACGCAGGGCAGGCGACGGGCTACGCCTCGGAATCGTTCGGCGGGTATTCATACAGCAGGGCGACGGGGCCGGACGGTGCGCCGCTTGGCTGGCAGGGCGTTTTCCGCTCGCGGCTGAATCAGTGGAGGAAGGTATGAGCACGCTTTTTGAACGAATGGAGAAGCCCTGTACGATGCGCGTGCTCGACGGCGAAACATGGGTGGACGGCGCGAAGTTCGATGCGGCGATCGTGAAAAACGCGTCGTTTGAGGCGCGGATCGCCGAGCGCGACACGGGCAAAGCGGCATACACGATTACGACGAAAAAGGCGCTCGCGTATCACGACGTGTTCCGAAGGGACGAGGACGGGCAAACGTTCCGGGTGACGGGTTCGACCGACGGCAGCGCCTCGCCCGCGTGCGCGTCGTTTTCGTTTTTACAGGCGCAGGCGGAGCTCTGGGAGGAACCGGCATGACGAAAGCAGAAGCGATACAGGCGTTCTTCGAGCGGTTCATGGACCGCGCTTACGAGGCGTCCACGGTTCCGGACGGAACGGGCGGAAAACCGCCGCCCGATTACCCGTACCTGACGTATGGCCTTGCAGACGGGGACTGGAACACCGGCGAGGTGGCAATGCAGGTCGACTTGTGGTACAGAAGCATGAAACTCGGCGCGATCAACGCCAAAACGGAAGAGATCGGCGAAGCGGTCGGACTCGGCGGCGTCATGCTTCCGTGTGCGACCGGGGCGATTTGGGTCAAAAAGGGCGCGCCGTTCGCCCAGACGATGGGCGACCCGAACGACGCGATGGTGAAACGCAAATACATCAACCTCACGGTTGAGTTTTTCACGCAGTAAAGGAGAGAACATGAAATTTACAAAGATTCCTGTGGAGGCGTTTGCGCAGATGCAGCTGAACGCAGGTATTCTCGCGTCGGCCTTCAACCCGGCGACGGGGGAACTCGACGCGTCGGATATTCTCGGCGCGACGACCGGCGGCGTGAACGCGACGTGCCCGCCCTCGATCACCGACTACGGCGAGGACGTCGATAACGTTCCGACGGGCACGAAGCAACTGCAGAAGATCACCGGCTATGAGCCGCGGATCGCGGGCACGTTTCTGACGGTGGTCGGTTCGACGCTGCGGATGATCGCCGGCGCGGCCGACCTCGGCACGGTCGGAACGCCCAAGGTTACGCTCCGGCACGAGCTGAAAGCGTCCGACTTCGTCGACGTGTGGTTCATCGGCGACTATTCCGACAAAAACGGGAACAGCAACGGCGGGTTCGTTGCGATCCACCTGATGAACGCACTGAACACGGACGGGTTTTCCCTTCAGACCAACAAGGAAGGGAAAGGCAACTTTGCGGTCAACTTCCGGGGCTTCTACGACCTCTACGATCTCGACAAGGTGCCGATGGAGTTCTACATCAAGGAAGGCGAAGACGAGCCCGGCGATTTCGGCTTTGAGTTCGTAAGCGCCGCGGGTACTGAAACGGGGACGACCGCACTGTCCGGCATGACGGCGGCGCCTGCCGCCGGGGAAAGCTACGTGTACCAGACGGGCTACGGCCTGAGAAACGTGTATGCGGGCGATATCCTGCTCGGCTCGGCGTGGACGGCCTGGAACGGGGCGGACGAGATCGCGGCGGCCACGGATATGGATATTGTGCTGGCGATCATTACTACGGCGACGGGCGCGGCACAGCACGGTGCACGGACGATCGTCGTTGCAAAGGAGGCGTAAAACATGAAACTTTCGAATATTCGCGGCGAGCGCGTTTTTGACGTGATCGCCGATCTGATCGAGCCCGTGAGCGATATCGCCGCGGACGAAAAAGCCACAAAGCTGTTCAAGGGCGAGAAGAAAATGGGCGAGAGCAACAAAGCTTACACGCTTCGGAATATGAAAGCGGGGCTGCCGTATCTGCTCCGAACCTACAAGCGCCAGCTGACGCAGATTTTCGCGGTGCTCGAAGGCGCCCCGTTCGAGGAATATGCGGAGAAAACGAACCTCTTCACGCTCACGAAGAGCATCCTCGAAATGCTCAACGACGAGGCGCTGATGGGGCTTTTTACCTCTGCGGCGCCGAAGGAGGAAGCGACGCCGCTTACAGAGGACTCTGCGAAGTAACGAGGGCGGTCGACGGGCGGGTGTTCATGCGCTGCGTGATCACCCGTTTTTTGCTGGAACAACGGCAGTTTGCATACTGCATCTATATGAGCGAGGCGGCGAAGATCGTTACGGAAAACACGATGCGGCAATACGGAGGCAGCAAACTGACGCGGAGCTTCCACGAGCTCGTCGGCGTTGGAAAGGCCGACGCCCGCACGGGCGACGAGATCGCGGCGGACGTGGTGCGGCGCGCCGGATTGGTGGTGAGATAAATGGATTTGTTCGACCTGTACGCGAAGGTAACGCTGGACGATTCGGACTATAAAAAAGGTATCAGCGAGGCGACAAGCAAGGGCCAGAGTTTCGCGGCGTCTCTGAAAACGGGGCTCGCCACGGCGGGGAAAGCGATCGCGAGGGGGACCGTCCTTGCCGTCGGCGCCGCGGCGACCGCCACGGCCGCGCTCGGGAAGATCGGGTTCGATTACAACAAGGAAATGGAATCGTACCAGACCAATTTCGAGGTGCTGCTCGGCAGCTACGACGCCGGCGTCGCAAAAACGGAGGAACTCAAGAAAATGGCGGCGAGCACGCCTTTTTCCATGTCCGATCTTGCGAGCGGGACGCAGACGCTGCTTTCGTTCGGGGTCGCCACGGAAAACAGCACGGATATTCTGAGCATGCTCGGCGACATCTCGCTTGGCGACGCGGACAAGCTGGGCCGCCTTTCCACGGCGTTCGGCAAGGCTATTTCGCTTGGCAAGCTGACCGGCGAAAACTATCAGCAGATGGTCGAGGCCGGATTCAACCCGCTCGCGGTCATATCGGAGAAAACGGGCGAATCCATGGAGGAGCTGCAAAAGCGAATGTCGGCGGGCGGAATATCCGCCGAAGAGCTTACGGAAGCAATGCAGACGGCGACGTCCGAGGGCGGACAATTCGCCGACGGCATGCTCAAAGCCTC